AAAGGTAAAATCATTGTTTACCATAGTGGCACAAGATACCGTGATGAGCCTGAGTTTTACAATCGAATATTTAACAAGGTTGTTTACCGTTGCATTACAGACCAAACCGAGTTTATGGAGTTGGGAGCGAAAGATATTGCATACTTAGCACCTCACACGGATTTAAAGCCAGTAGAGAAACGAAAAGAGGGGAAACTTATAATCGGTCACTATCCTAGTAATGCAATCGTAAAAGGTACGAAAGAGATTAGAGAAATGTTAGAGCCGTTTAAAGATGACTTTGAGATTCGTATTGACGAAACTATACTACCACATGAAGAGAATTTAAAACGTATTGCTGAATGCCATATTTATGTTGAACTCTTTAAACCTGAATTAAACGGCAAACCTTATGGATGTTTTGGAGTAACTGCATTTGAGGCTACGGCTTTGGGATGTATGGTGATAACAAATGATTTGCATGAAAGCGTTTATAATAATATTTATGAACATCAACCTTTTTGCATAGCTAATGACGAATTAAAGTTTAAAGCATTTATAAAGCTGTTTAAAGGTTGTACTGAAAGTATGCCCGTATCTACTACTTTCTACAATAACCATTCAATAGAATCAACTGGGAAACGAATACTAGAACTTATAAAATGAAAGCTACTAAAAAAGCGTGGAAAAGCGCAACTGATAACCTTAGAGCAAGGCAAGCACAAAGACAACACATAGACGACAATCGTACAGCTCCAAACGTGCTACGAGATTACAAACTACATTTACAAAAGTGCGGTTTTGGTAAAAGCATTTTAGACGTTGGATGCGGTGGTCAGTTCTTAAAAACACAGATACCTAGTGACGTTCATTACATCGGTATTGATGCCTTTCCAATTGATGGAATAGATACTTTAAAGCTAGCTATTGAAGATGATGAGTCTTTGATTATAAGTGTTGATACTGTTTGCTGTATGGCGGTGCTAGATAATTGTAGAAACTTTGACAAAGCAATAGAGAATATTAAACAGATAGCCAAAAAGAATGTAATTATCTTAACTGGAATTGATATTGAAGTAGACCAATACCATACTTTTAAATTACAATTGTCCGATTTTAGCGAACGTTTCAAAGATTGGAACCAAACACATTATGAAGAGTTAACTCCAAAAGTATGGCTACTATGCTACAGCCGTTAGTCACAATCATAATACCTTATTCAGTTGATAGGGGGTTCTTAGATATAGCAATTGAAAGTGTTAAAAATCAAACGTACACTAATATTGAGTTATTGATACAGAATGATAATGTAAACGTTTCAACTAACATAAACAACGGTATTAAACGAGCGAAAGGTGAATACATTAAGTATTTATGTGAAGACGACTATTTAACTCCCAATTCAATTACTGATAGTGTTAAAGCTATGCAAGGGAATGATTTTATTCACGGGGTTGCTAATAACATTCACGGTGCATTTACTCAAGTTCAAAAACCAAGACTACAATATCCAACTATTAGCGATATGCTAACCAACAATGTTATTCATGGCGGTACTTTGATGTATAAAAAGTCTGTATTGTTAGCCGTTGGATGCTTTGATGAGTCATTAACTTGTGCTGAAGAGTACGATTTGAACTTAAAGATATTAGATGCTGGCTATAAATTAGGGTATACTGATAAAATCCTATACAATTACAGACGACATGACGCTCAAAAGAGTTTAGGTAAGAATATAAATCAAGCAACTAGAGCGCAAAAGATACAAGCGATTAAAGATAGGTACAATCGTTTACCTATAATAGTAGGTATTGCAACTTTCAAAGGTCGAGAGGAGCTATTAAAACGCACAATTGAATCATTAGATGGTCAAGTTGATAAGATAATTATCTACGACAACGAAGTAAATAAGGATTTAACAGACAACGGCAAGTTCTACGGTCTAACTTTACAGAAAAAAGCGTGCTATTATTTCAGCTGTGATGATGATATTATCTACCCACCTAACTATATTCAACATACTATTCAAGCAATTGAGAAATACAACTGCATTGTAACGTATCACGGTAGAAAATTGAAAGGTAAAGGGTTAGAATACTATCACGGTCATGATGCTTATAGCGCTTTTAAAAACGTTTCAATGGATATGCAAATTGATATTGCGGGAACGGGAGTAACTGCTTTTAAAACATCTTATTTCAATCCTATTGATTTGATTCATTCAGATCATAAAAAAATGAGTGATGTAATATTTTCATTAGAGGCAAAGAAACAAAGCAAAAAAATACAGATTATTGTTCACGGTCAGGAGTGGATAAAAGAACAACGTACACAAATAAACATTCATACAGAACAAATTAAGAACTCACAAACACAAACGAAACTATGCGACGAAATACTGAGATTGAAGTAAGGCTACCAAAAACAATAAACGATTTAAGAATTAGACATCTTAGAGCGTTTAGTGATGAGTCTTTTAAAGCTGATAGTATCACACTTAATGCAAAAGTAATATTCCTAGCAAATATATCTTTGGTTTCAGTTGCTCAATTAATGACTATCCATCATGAACGTATTACAGAAATGTTTAATCACTGCATGGGGTTGTTTGCTGATTACAAACTAAACGGTAACCCGAAAGACTTTTTAACTATTAACGGTATCGAATACCAAAGAGTAGATATTAAAAAGGTGGGTATTGGTTACCACATTGATTGTAGTAAGTCAGACTTTGATAAAGACCCTGTGCGATTAGCTTGTATTAATTACATTCCAAAGGGTACAATCTATGGTGAATTAGATGAGAACGAAAATTTAAAATATCCAATTTCTTCAAGATACGAAGATTTTAAGGAGCATTTTAAAATGACTGATTTTGTAGAGTTACACGCTTTTTTTTTGCTCAAAGTTTGGAGCTTAATCGACAGTTATACGGAGAAAGAAAAGATAGAAAAGAAGTTAAAAAGAGTGTTGAAAATATTTGGGAATGGCACGAAATAATTGTTTTCCTATCAAAAGAGTTAAACGAAAATAGAAAAGATATCGTAAAAATGAATATCTTTACATTTAATTCATGGCTAAATTACTTTAATCAAAAAATTAAAAAGGAGATAGCAGAAACTAAAATGATAAGGAGAAGATGACAGAGGGTGAAATCTTGCAAAGTTTAAATGCTGGGAATGTTAAGAGTATTCTTAATAATAAACCTAACAGTCCTTTGTCTTTGTTATTGCAAGAACTTACACAAGGGGTAATTGACGACCTTAGAAAAGCAATGAATGCTAAGGATGTAAATGCTAGTTATAGATTACAGCAAGGCATGAAACCAACTAAAACAATTTACAGCGGTAAGGCTGTAAGTGTTGGCTTAGAAATGGACTTTTACTGGAAATTTGTAAACTACGGTGTAAACGGTAGCGTTGTAAATCGTGGCGCTCCAAGTTGGGGGAATGTTCCAAGCAATGGAGTTTCAATGAGTGCATCATTACAAAACTGGGAACGAGATAGAGGCATAAGATATGAAGACGGTAAGTCTAATTGGGTTTCCAAAAGTCATGTTCCTGGTCTAGGTATAAAAGAACGAGGTCAAATAGCTAGACCATTCTTTGAAGATGTTGTAAACGATAGTTTAGTAGCAGTATTAAAAGCCCCTATTCAAAGACTACTAGGAAAATCAATCAAATTAAATATTATTTCACCATGGCAGTAACGATAGCGCAAAACGCTCAAAAATATACCCCATCAGATAACCCGATTATCTTCACATGGTATTCTAGTCAATACCTACAAACTAATTTCAGCTATATTGTAGATGTTTATATTAACGGTACATTAGACTCAAGACAACAGATATTCACAGAGCGTGGCGGTGGTTATGCTCACTTTGATTGTAGCGAGATTGTACGCACTTATGTAAGCACTCCGATACTTGGAGGTTCTAGCATTGTAAATGATGCTGATATTAGTGTAGAGGTTTATCTTATTGTTAGAGAGTTCTACGGTGCTACTCCCGCACTTCAAGCAAATGCCACAACTAACACAATAAACGCTTTTAAATCAAGCCTAAGTAATGTAGAGTTCGATTCTTTTGATTATACAGATTTTAAATCTACGGCAAACACAAAACGTTTCTTAACTGATTCGCCAAATGACTTATACATTCGAGAGGGTCAAGATTATTACCTTACAATTATAACAGATGAAGACGACGAGGCTGGATTGGATATCACTTGGTATGATGAAAACGATACAGTAATTGCAAGTGCTGATTATACAGATTTTGTAGGAAGAAAAATAACACAATGGAACTTAAATTCAGATAACTATTT